GGCTTGTATGTACGCAAGGGTTACCCACACGAAGTTCCGGGTGTTGATGGTGGCCGTGTTGCTAAAAAACGCGGCGGCTCACTTGGTAAGGGCAAAACCAACGTCAACATCATGATCCATCCGCATGGCGCACAGGGCGGTATGCCTCCCATGATGCCTCCAATGGGTGGTCCTATCCTACCGCCACCTCCACCACATCCTCAGATGCCTCCAATGCCACCACAGGGCATGCCAATGCCTCCGCAGGGTGGTATGCCTCCAATGCCGGGCGCATTTAAAAAAGGTGGACGTGTTGCTAAGGCTTTTGGCGGCAATTTTAGCAGTGGCCCACAGCCAATGGGTGGCAGCATGGCTGCTCCACCAAGGGGCAATCCATTTGCGGGCGGCATGGGCGGCGGTCAAGTTGTTGGTGGCCCAACACCAATTAACACTCAATATGTTGGAGGCCCAACACCGATAGGCGGTGGTATGCAATTTGGCGGTGGTCATCCAATGATGCCTGAAGGCATGGGTGGCATGAATGGTGGCCGTCCTGCAATGGATCAAATTCCTTCAGGATTTATGGGTGGCCCCAATCCAATAAACGGTGGTATGGCTGCTCCACCAAGGGGCAATCCATTTGCTGGCGGTGGTAATTTTGTTGGAGGACCAACTCCAATTGGTGGAGGCATTGATGCTGGGCGTCCACGCCTTCCACCGGGTGGCGGTGTGCCATTTGGTGGGCCAACACCAATGCGGGATGTTATGCCCCCAATGGGCGCGGCTCGTCCGGGCATGCCCCCAATTGGTCGCAAGTCTGGCGGTAAAGTTGAGCATGTGATTGACCATGCGGCGGGTGGCGGCTTGGGTCGTCTTGAAAAGATCAAAGCTTACGGCTTAGATTAACCCGTCTAAAACTGCTTCCTAATATAGGAATAGATGCCATGCGGTGTGTATATATACCGCATGGTACAAACATATAGCAGCCTCCTTGAGTATGAAATCGGACGCCTAATTGATGAGGCGATTGCCGACGAGATTGCTATTCTCGCCAACGGAAACGTGGACGACATCAAAGATTACAAATTTAGGGTAGGCATAATTCGCGGCTTGCAAAAGGCCAGAGAACTTATGTCTGAAGCGGACCACAACATACAATCAGGCGAAAGAGGATAAGTATGCCGTATACACGCATGCACCATGACGTAGACCCAAAGGAATCTATTCTTAAAGAGTTGGGCGACATTAGTGACATTGAGGTGTTCAACACCCATGTTCTAATTGCAACATATGTTCGCCCAAATAAGACAAAAAGCGGCATTCACTTAACGGATAAGTACGTTGAGGAAGACAAGTATCAGGGCAAAGTTGGCCTTGTGGTCAAGAAGGGGCCGCTTGCCTTCATTGACGAGGACCAAGATTGGTTCAAGGGCGTTGAAGTTAATGTCAACGACTGGGTGTTTTACCGCCCATCTGACGGCTGGTCCATGAATGTGCATGGCGTCCAGTGCCGTGTTTTGCGTGACATTGACATCCGTGGCCGCATCCCAGCCCCCGACGCAGTTTGGTAAGGAATAGATTATGGATCAGGTAGAAGAAGACATTGTTCTTGAGGACGCCCCAGAGGAAACTTCTCAAGAGAACAAAACGGAAACAAAAGTAGCGGCTAATGATTCGCAGACGCCAGAAGATGGCATTGCGGAACTTAAAGCGCGCCTTGAAGAAGAAAAGAAGCTTCGGTTTGAGGCTGAAAGTCGTGCGCAACAAGCCCAGCAGACGGCGACAAAGGCTGCGGCGGAAGTGCAAGACAGTAACCTTCAGCTTATTACTGGCGCAATTGATAAGCTTAAGCGCGAATCTGACTACCTCAAGTCTCACTTTAAAGAGGCAATGACGTCGGGTGACTACGACGCTGCGGCCCATATTCAGGAAACTATGTCACTCAACGCTGCTAAGTTATTGCAGCTACAGAATGGCAAGTCTTCCCTTGAGGAACGCTTGGCTAATCCACAGCCAGCGGCACCGCAGGCTAGTGATCCAGTTGAGCGGGTAGCATCTACATTGTCGCCGAGATCCGCTGCATGGATTCGGTCGCACCCTCAGTGCATCACGGACCAGCGCATGTACCAAAAGATGGTCGGCGCGCACAATATTGCGATGGCTGATGGCCACGTTGTGGACTCTGACTCGTATTTTGACGCAATTGAGCAGCAGTTGGGCTTTAAAAGGGCGCCAGCACCGCAAGCTGATGACGGCGAAGAAGTTGCATTGTCTGCCGCCGCCGCCCCGGTTCAGAAACGCACGGCCCCCGCCGCCGCACCGACGACACGAACTGCGTCGGGAACGCCAAGCAAGTCCCAAGTGGTCCGCTTAAGTTCTGAAATGCGTGAAATGGCGTCAATGATGGGCATGTCCCCAGAAGACTACGCCAAGAACATGGTTGCGCTTAAGCGCGAAGGTAAACTTAACTAATAGGAGAGCCAAATGGCTGAGAATGAAACCAAACTTACTAAGCTAACGCCTAAAAAGGCAACATCTGACATTCGCCCAGACGTTCGGGGTGACATTCGGGAGGAAAGCCCAGCGGAACGCGCAGCAAAGCGTACTGCTGAGATTCGCGCCCACCGTCAGGGCTTGGACTTGGAAAATACGGACCAATACTTCATTGACCCGTACATTGTTCCAGAGGGCTGGTCATATGAATGGAAGCGCAAAACCATTTATAATCAGGAAGACCCGTCATACCAAATCCGTTTGGCAGATGCTGGTTGGACGCCAGTTCCGGCAACTCGTGACGCCCGCCACAAGGCTATGATGCCGACTGGCAACTACGCCACAATTGAGCGTGACGGCATGATTTTAATGGAACGTCCTAAAGAGTTGACAGATGAAGCAAAAGCTATAGAATTGCGTCGTGCTAGGAACCAAGTCCGTTCTAAGGAACAACAACTTAGCACCACGCCTGATGGAACGATGACCCGCGAAGATGCTCGCGTTCGCCCACAGGTGAAGAAATCATACGAGGCTATGCCTATTCCTAATGAATAAGGAAGGCCTCTAACCTGCCCTGTGGGAGGCGGGTTACCTTGTCGGGGTTAACAGTGCTTGGCGCATAGTAACCTCATCACTCAGGAAAAATTGCTATGGCTAATACGCAAGCGTATTTTGGCTTCACGCAATATCAGGGTGGTGCGGGTGGCGCTCCTACTATGGCCCAATCCGTCCGCCGTATTGCGTCAGGCAACAGCACGGCTATCTACACTGGCGACCCAGTAATGCCAGTTGTTAGCACTGCTAACGGTTACATCACTCAGGCTGCTGCCGGAACGACGACCCTTGCGGGTATCTTCGTCGGCTGCAAGTACTTGAACACTTCCCTTGGCCGCACGGTCTGGTCTTCTTACTGGCCGGGTTCGGGCGCAACGGGCGACGTTGAAGCTTACGTTATTGATGATCCAAATTCTCGTTTCATTGTTCAGACCAGCTTTGCTGGCGCTCCAATGACGGGTACGGCTACGACCATGACATCTGGCATTATTGGCCAGTATGCTCAGTTCACCATTGGTACGGGCAACACGTCAACGGGTCGTTCGGGTGCATATCTTTCGGCTGTCGGCACGACTGTCACCTACCCATTCACCGTCGTTGACTACCAAATCGGTGTCGGTAACGGCGGCGATCCAACCACGCAGTACTGCAACGTAATCGTTGGCTTCAACAACGAAATCTTCCGCAGCAACGGCGCTGGCCCAACTGGCATCAGCTAAGGAGTAAGGTACTATGGCTGTTAATCTCTCACAGATTAGAGACCTTCTCCTTCCCGGTCTACGCGGGGTAGAAGGCAAGTACGAGATGATTTCATCTCAGTACGACAAAATCTTCACGAAGCACGAATCCAAAATGGCTTTGGAACGCACGGCAGAAATGCGTTACCTCGGCCTCGCGCAGCTTAAGACCGAAGGCGGACAGACCGCGTTTGATTCTAATGCTGGCGAACGCTTCGTCTGGAACCAAGAGCATACTGAAATTGCTCTGGGTTACGCAATCACCCGCAAGGCGATTGACGACAACCTCTACAAGACCCAGTTCATGCCATCCAACCTTGGCCTTGTTGAATCGTTTCAGCAGACTAAGGAAATTTATGGCGCGAATATCCTCAATACGGCAACGACGTACAACGCAGCAGTCGGCGGTGACGGTGTAGCACTTTGCTCCACGGCG